GGCGGTGAGAACCGGCCGGCTTAGGAATAGCATTAGGTTTATCATGCTGTCCAAAGGCTCCCACGTTGAGGGTGCGGTGGGTACCGACGTTGAATACGCTCCCTACCTGGAGTTCGGCACCAGCAAGATGGCGCCCCGCCGGTTTCTGGGCGTTACTTTCGAGCAGGAGCGGATTCGCATCTTCTCTATTTTGAGAGGGGGCGGATAGCGTGACTGACGATCTTTTAAAGGGCCTGTGGGGAACCCTGGCCAACGACGCCACCCTGGCGGCGCTGTTGAGTACCTATACGCCATTGGGCGGGACGGCTGGTCCCGCTATATTTTTTAACCGCGGCCCCCGAGACACAACCATGCCCTATATAGTTCTGAGCGGCGATGCCAACGTGGAGGAGACCCCGGCCACCGAGCGATTCTCGTGCGGGGTGGACATATTCGACGAGTCGCCCAGCGGAATCAGCGTGTTGGCTATCGGGAAGCGGATCGAGAAACTATGGGACTTTCAGACCCCCAGCATTGCCAATGTGACCATGTTGGGGATAATGCGACAATCTAAAACCCTGGTTCCGGATGAGGACGAGAATATCCAACACCTACACATGCAGTTCATCGTCCGGTATTGCCGGAACGATCTGTATTAGGGAAGGGGGCTGAGGCTTGGTCGCAATAGTTACAGCCAACGCGGTCCATGGCGGGGTGGAAACCATCGTCGAGATGCACTCCCGCCTGTTGAACGCACCCGTTTATGTGGCCGGCGGGCTCCGCGACCCCTATGGGTCCTGCCCTTTCGACTACACCCGGACTGACACTCCGGAGGATTTTGAGCAGGCCCTGCAATTTAGCGATGCGGTCATGTACCACTGGTTGCCCAGGTGGGCCACCGACATCATAAAGAAACTGCGGATTCCGGCTATTGAGTACGTGCACCGAACCGACACGGCCGACAACGACAAGAGCGTCCCCACCAAGGTGATTGCACACAGCCAGCACATCGTAGATTACCTGAAAACGATGGGTTGCAAGGCTGAGCTGGTCCCATATCCGCTGGAAGTGGACACATATCCTTTGGCCACCGGAGGCCCCAGAGTGGGCGGGGTGACCAGCTATTACAGCATTAAAGGGCTGGACACCATTATCCGGGCGCGCAAGCTGCTAGGCGGTCACGGCGAGCTCCTCCTGACCTTTTACGGTTCGGGGGCAGACCTGCCACGGTTGCAATTGGTAGCCGCGGAGGAGAATGTTGCCGCCCAGATGCTAGGCCCAGCCAAGGACCCGAGGGAGGTATGGCAGGAGTACCGCCTAGCAATATCGGCCAGCACGGTCGAAGGCGGGACGCCGCTGGCGATTCTGGAGGCTTTGGCTTGTGGAATCCCGGCCATTGTGCCCCAACTCCCCGGGTGCCTGGAGATCAAAACCCGGGCGCTCGAAGCCGGGGTTGACCTCCCGTTGTACTTTTTCGACGGGACGTCCGCTGATCTGGCGCGGGTCATGGATCAGGTCCTGCATTTCAACCTGGACCCCACCAAGGGGCGCGAGGCCATGTTAAAACTGTTCCCGCCCGGAGAGCATATCCGGGCAATCAGAAGTATTGTAGCGGAGGTGTCCAAGTGATGCAGCAGATAGACAAAGTCGCGAGCGTATTCGACGAGGGCTATTACCACAATGACCGGCTGGATTATTCGTGGGGCCGGCTTCAAAAAGAGTTTAGGGCGTCGGCTAACGTTATCAAGCAGCGGTTCGACCCCGTAAGCCTGCTCGACGTAGGATGCGCCAAGGGCTTCATGGTCAAGGCATTGCACGAGATAAACGTAGACGCATGGGGCGTTGATGCGTCCAAGTATGCGTTAGCGGCCGCCCCGCCCGAGGTCCAGTTTTTCCTTTCGCGGGGGATTATCCAGGCTCTGCCTTTTAATGACATGGCCTTCGACACGGTTTTATGCTGCGACGTCTTGGAACACATACCCGAGGAGGACGCCGAATTGGCGTGCTCCGAACTAATGCGGGTGACCGACAGGCGTTTGATCATCAACGTTATTACCCTGGAGGTTCCCGACTACGACGACCCCACCCACATTACGATTAAGCCGCGGCAATGGTGGGTCGACAAGCTCTTATCACACGGGGGGCAGGAAGTCCCCTACGATTCATACGGAGCTGCGGTCTGGTGGTTCAATGTACGGGAGCGGTCAATCGTAATCCAGAAATAAGATTTGACCAGGGATAGGCCCGCAGGCATGTGGGCGACGCGCATCACCCCCCTGCGCGTCCCTGGTCATTAATTGTGGGGGCCAACAAGTGATTAGAGGGGGGCATTGGAATGAAAATAGCCATATTGACCAGCGTGTTCTTTCAGCAAGTCGAGGAGATACACGGCCAGGATCGCATTATATTCGGAGGAGCAGAGCGGTACCTAGTCGAACTGGCAAACTTCCTGCGGGCCGATGGGCACGAGATTACCGTGTATCAGTCCATGACCGGCAAAGAGATGATCACCAAGGAGTACCAGGGAATTAAGATAGTCTGCCTGCCGGTCCAGGACACATGGGAGCTACATGTGGCCCCGAACTTGTGCGAGACCTTCCACGAGATGAGCATTGCCGCCGACCTACGCATCTACTTTGCCAGCTTTCTCGCCTGGCCACGGGTCAAGGGTCCCTGCATATCCATCAACCACGGGGTGTTTTGGGATTTTCCGGGGCATTTCCCCCGGACGACTTACGGGGAGGCCCGGGATGAGTTTTTTAGGCGCCAGATCGAGGGCATGACCATGGTGGACGCGTGCGTGGCGGTGGACACCAACGTTCGCAATTTTGTGGCCGGGTATATGCCGGGCTATGAGACCCGGATTCACTATGTCCCCAACTTTGTGAACACGCAGCAGTTTTGCCCACGCAAAGACCTGAATAGCGGCCCCATCAAGATTCTGTACCCGCGGCGGCTCACCCCAGTGCGGGGAATAAACGAATTCATGTCAGCGGCATCTGAATTACCAGAATGCGAATTTTTACTGTGCGGGCAGTCGTTCTCCGAGGAAGCCGAGGAGATGCTGGTCAAGTACCAGGAGGACACCCAGCAGAACATGCGCACCATTTCTCGACCCATGGAGGACATGGCCGAGGTGTACCAAGCGGCCGATATAGCCGTGATTCCCACCCGGGCCGCCGAGGGAACAAGCCTGTCGTGTCTTGAAGCCATGGCTACCGGGCTGCCGATCGTAACCACCCCGGCAGGAGGGCTGCCCAACTTGGTCATTGATCGTTGGAACGGGCTATTGGTTGACCTCAACCGGGACAGCCTGACCCCCGCGCTGAGATGGCTTATTGACCGTCCGGAGAAGATGATCGAGTACGGTAATCGCAACCGCGAAATGGCGGTCGAGGCCTTCGATATTGAAGTCTGGAAAGAAAAATGGAGACAAGTGATTAACTACGTCATGTAAGGAGGAGATAGACTGTGAGAAGCGGCGTAACTACCCAGACCATGAACAATATCCTCATTGGCCCGGGCGCCCTGTACAAAGGCTTTGTAAACCCCAGCTCCCCTGGCACCCTAATAGGGGCAACCTCGGGAGGCAATACTGTCCGGATCACCCGGGAGTATTACAACCCCGAGATCGACGGATTGCTGGGACCCCTTAAAGGTGCGGGACGAGTGGTCAAAGAAAGTGCGGAGATTGAGGCCAACCTGGTCGAAATCACCAAGGAGAACATACTGCTGGCATTGGCCGGCACGGTGCAAACTGCGTATGGTTCTCCCCAGACCCATGCTCTGATTTCCAGCGCAGGGGCGATCAGCGCCGGCAACTACATTGACACCATCGCCCTGGTAGGTGAGAAATCCGGGTCCACTCAGCCTATCTGCTTTGTAATTGAGAACGCTCTGGTCACCGATCCCGTGGAATTCCCGCTGGGCGATGGCAAGGGCACCGTGGTAATGAAAACTAAGTTTACCGCGCACTATCTGCAGGAGAGCCCGAGTGTGCCGCCCTGGAAGATTTACTCTCCGGTTTAATTAGATCATAGGGGGGAATAACCAATGACAACCAAAAAGAAGAGCGAGATCGAAACGCTCGTTGAAGTGAACCAAGAGATCGTCCTGGACGGTAAAACCTATCAAATGCGAAGGTTAAACGTCCGGGACGTTTTCTCGTTTGCCAACCTATTCTGGAAAGCCATGGCCCAGGTCCGCGAGGAGCTAGGCGAGGAGGCGCTGGAACAACAGGACGACGCCGCGGCTACCAACGTGTTTTTTGAAGCCTTTTTGGGCAACCCGGTGGGATTCGCTAAGGTTTTTGGTCCGGTAATCGGGATGACACCGGACGAATTTATGCGAATGTCTCCGAAGGCGACAATGGACTTTCTAGGGGTGCTCCAAAAGCAGGAGGACCTCAACGCTTTTTTCGGCGCGGCTCTAGCGATGATGGGGACGCTCGGATCACTATCGCGCGGGCAATAGACATGATACAGGCACGGTACGGCTGGGACGACGAGCAAGTGCTCTCCCGGCCGTACACGCGCTTTCTGCAAATCCTGGAGGCCATGGGGCAGAACAAGGCCGAGGAGGCCAAGGCAAGAATGGTTGACGGAGCCTGGATAGCCTGGCAGACTGCGCATTTTGAGACCCCGCTGACATTCGGGGAATACCTCGACAAAATGGGTCTCGGGGAAAAACCAGAAATCGCAACCGCCGATGACGCTGTAAAGAACGCCGAATCGGTGCTCAGTAGACTGAAAGGGGGAGTGGCAACCCGTGAGCTTCTCTAGTGAACTATTTAAGCTCTATGGAACAATCGACATAAACGGGGGCTCTGCCATATCCCAAATGACGCAGGCGGAGTCGGCCGGGCGACGACTCAGTGGCGTGCTTGGCTCTGTGACAAAGCAGGCCATGGGCGTGGCCGCTGGCTTTGGACTGTTTTCTGTCGGTGCTAAAGCAATTAGCTTCCTGCGGGAGACATTCATAGGATTCAATGCCGACATGGAAGGTGTCCAGATTGGATTCACCACCATGATGGGGTCGGCGGACGCGGCGGCCAAGTTCACGGAAGAACTCCTAAACTTCGCCGCCAAGACACCGTTTGAATTCCCGCAGCTACAGTCCGCTGCCCAGCGCATGCAGGCGTTTGGATTTGAATCTGAGAAGGTTATCCCCATGATGACCGCGATAGGCGACGCCAGCGCCGGTTTAGGCCGTGGCCAGGAGGGGATTCAAAGACTAACCCTCGCCTTGGGACAAATGAAAGCCAAGGGCAAGATTCAGGCTGAGGAGATGCTCCAGCTAACTGAAGTCGGAGTAAACGGGTGGAATTACCTCGCCGAGGCCATGGGCATGACCACCATGGAGCTCCAGAAGATGTCTCAGAAGGGGCTACTGCCCGCAAACGAGGCTATCGACGTTATTGTGGCCGGGATGGAAAAGCAATTCCCCGGCATGATGAAGAACATGGAGGATACCTGGGAAGGCGTAACCTCGACCATTAAAGACAATGCCCGCATGTTGATCGCCGGGCTGACTCAGAACACCTTTGCCTTCATGAAGAACGGGCTGATTGAGGTCCGCGATTTTATGGAAAACGTGATGCTGATATTTAAGGCCGAGGGCTGGAAGGGGCTATGGGACAATCTTGTGCCCCCGGATATCCAGCGCACTCTTGGCCCTATTCTGGCCGTGTTCGGGTCCGCATTTGAATCTATCAAGCAGGGCATCCGGGATATCATCCCCGT